CCTGCCCGCAGGCGTAGCCTGCATGATCTGCCACCCGAAGGCCACCACCGCGCCGGTAAAGCTGGAAGACTACAGGACGCACACCGACCCGCCCGGCATTAGCGGCGAACTGGTGGAAGGGCGGTTCCGGTACGATGCGTTCGTTTTGGGCAAAAAGAAGAACGCAATCGCCACCCACCGCGCCACGAAGTTGACGCTGACCCCCACCAATGCTGCAGGCGCGACCGGAAAGACCAAGTTTACTGCGGTAACCGGCCATGTGAGCGGCAGCGGAAGCGCGAGCGTCCCCATGGGAACGCTGTGCTATGCCATCAGCGCCAGCGCGATCGCGGAGTTGCCGATCGGAACCGATCTGAGCGATACCAGCGCCTATCCCCTGCTGGCGCTGAACACCGACATTACTTGCGCCGCCAACGACAAGTACCGCGTGTATCTGAAAGATCAGAACGGAAACCTGATCGGCGAGAGTGCGCAGGGCACCGTAGCACGCGGAGCGTAAGCGGCGCGTTCGCGCCTTTGGGGAAGGGCTATCCCTTCCCCAAACTTTCCCCGGCCCGACCCTGACGGTGTAGAAAGATGGTGACAAAGCGTATGACAATAGCTGACAGCGTTACCATTCTTGGCGAGAAATGGCGCATAGCGCTTGGAGACGCGAAAACATACCCTCATCTTAAAAACGCAGATGGAGGTTGCGACATTTCGATACGACAGATCGTTGTTAAGAAACAACGTGATGATCCAAAACCGAGCCAACAAGCTGATCTCCGAGCTTACGAACGCCTATGTGTGCGACATGAAATTGTTCATGCGTTTTTGTTAGAATGCGGACTTGGCCATAATTCAGGCGACGCATCTAGCTGGGCAACAAATGAAGAAATGGTTGATTGGATTGCAAGGCAGCACAGTAAAATGCATCGCGCATTTGTTGAGGCAGGCGTATATGACGGCGCAGACGATTTGAAAGGAGTGTGTAACCCATGAACGTAACCACTACTAGCAGCCAACAGATCACGGCCAACGTGATGGACGGCAATGACCAGAAAGCGGCATTTGCCGCATCCATCCGCCCCGGTAAAGGCGTGAACATCAATGTGGAGATCGTTGATACCGACTATGCCGCCCAGAATGGTGAAGCCATCGCTAACGCGTTTGACGCGTTTTTGGCCGATGCGTTAACCCGTGCGCAGGCGGCAAACATCCCCGTGAACGTAACAGTGCACCCGACGGAAGCCGTGACCGAATAAGGAGGTGGGCAGCTTGGCCCTGACCGACGAACAACAGGCAAAGCTTACACAGCTAAAACAACTGGTGGAGGAGGACGACCAAGCCGCCCTCTCGCCGCCATGTGAAATCCAATGCGAGGGCTGCCCCGGAGCAAGCCCCATCAGTACCCGCGCACTCACGGATGATCAGTTGATCGCCCATTTGCAGATGCTCGCATGGGATGTGCGCAAGACGGCTTATACCGTGCTGGTGTACAAGGCGCGCAACAGTGACATCAGCCTGCCAAGCGGCTTGAGGCTACCTGACCAGAGCGCGTATTACCTGCGGCTGGCATCGCTATACCGCAAGCCATCCAGTGGCATGTTAACCCGCGTGGATGATCCGATAAGGAGTGATTGACATGCCAGCCATAACGGGATTGCAGGCGATTGCCATCGCATCCGCGCTTGCGCAGGCAGGCGCGACATGGACGCCATTCTTACGGCAGCCGGTGGACGCCAACGGTGTGCCGACGGGCGAGCCTACGCGGATCGGATGTCTGCTTGGGAAAATCTACATCAAGGGACAGGCAAACCTCATCCGCGTGGACGTGCCCGGCGTGGTCGCCACCAAAGACGTGACACGCTTTGAGGGCGTGCTGTCCGGGAGCGTGGCACCGCAGACCAATGACCTGCTGTGCACCGGTGGCAAGCGCATCAGGATCATGAGTGTAAACACCGATTCCGCTCCGCTGATTGTGATCACGCTAGACGTATAAGGGGGCAGCTTATGGCGTTTCGTATTGATGCAAGCCAAGTGCTGAAACAGCTGCCGGAAGCCAAGCTGCGCGTGATGTACGCTGCGGAAAAGTACGGGCAGGCCGCCGCTGCCAAGCTGGAAGCCAAGGCTAAAACCGACGCACCGTGGACGGATCGCACCGGCCTCGCCCGGCAAACCATGGCGGGCGTGTGCGACTGGGCCGGTGAATCACTGCGTGTGGGGATTGCCGGGAACATGAACTACTCCGTGTATCTGGAATTTTGCAACGAGGGACGGTTTGCGGTGCTATGGCCGACGCTGAACGCCATGAGCGCGGAAATCATACAGGGCATGGCGGGGCTGATCAAATAGGAGGGATGCCGGATTGAAGGCCGAAGCAAAGGCGAAGCAGCTGCTCAAGGATGCAGGCATCCTTGTATACGATCCGGGGCAGGCGGTTGGCGAATGCAAAGCACCGTATGCGGTGGTGCGCTGCGCGGGCAACTACCAGACCATCGCAAGCCGCCGGCTTACCTACACCCTCATGATGATCCACTGTTATGTACCGCTGGACGGCACCCAGACCAGCGCCCTCGCGACGCTTACCGATGCTGTTAAGGCTGCGATGCGCGCCATGGCATACCAAGCCATTCCCACAGGGCGCGAAGACCCCGACCTGATTGCCAGCGACTACAAGGCGCTGACACGGGCCATTGAATACCAGGTGCTAAAAGCACAGAAGGAGTGACCAACCATGGAGAAAGCCATTGCCAACGTGGTGCGCGTGGACATCATCACCGAAGAAACCACACCGCAGCTGATCAGCGTGACCACATCCGACGAGGTGGGCTGTGAGCCCGCCATTAACGAAGGCAAGGAAGAAGTGCTGCGGTCGAAAAACCGCATCCTTGCGCAGAACGTCACCGAAGATTTGGTGACCGGCTACGATGTGACCCTGAAGGATACGATTGTCAACCCCGATCAGTTCGCCCTGCTCGACGGCGGTATCATCACGTGGGATGAGGCCAAGGAGCATTTCACGTATGACGGCCCGCAAACCGGCTCCGTTGTGTCCCGCAAGAAATTCACGATCGACGTGTGGAGCGAGGAAAAGGACGCCGACGGCGAAACCCTCGGGTTCCAGCGTTTCCGATTCCGGCACGCCAAGGGCAAGCCCGTTAAGTTCACGCTGAAAGATGGCGGTTTCTTCGCACCTGAGTACACCATCAAGAGCCGCCCGAAGAACGGCGAAAGTCCGGTCAACCTCATGAGCTTTGACGAGATGCCCGCCGCTGGCCAGACGGCTGCACAGATTCTGGCGTACAATACCCAGAGCGCGGGAGCGTAACGGTCGCTAGGCTCCCTTTGGGGAAGGGCGTTCCCTTCACACGGTCGCTAAAGCTCCCTTTGGGAAGGGGATTGTGATCCCCCTCCCAACCTCCCCCGTGGGGATCACCATTACTGTCACCAAAACCTTAAACGCTTACGATTCCACGTATTGCCTGCGCGTGAGACAATACGCGCAGGCACTGGCCTTTACAGGCCGAGAAAGAGAGGATGATCACCATGACCCAGAAAACGAAAACCCCCGCTGCTGTAACCCCGATTGCCCAGATGCCATCCGGCTTTGCAACAGAGATCGTCGAATTGCCGGGTTGGGAACCCGATCAGACGGTTCACTTCCGGCTGCGCAGGAGCAACCTTCGCGGGCTGGTGACCGCTGGCAAGATTCCTAACCCCCTGCTCTCCGCTGCCCAACGGCTGTACGAAGGTGGCTCGTCCAAAAGCAACGCGAGCTTTGCCGATATTGTCAAGGTCATGACCCTTGTGGTGGATAACGCCATGGTGGAGCCTAAGCTCAGCGACTTGACCGAGGCGGGCGTGGAGCTGACCGAGGAACAGTTTGGGTTGATCTGGGGTTACGCCAACAAGGGAGTGCAGGCGCTTGCCGCCTTTCGTGCGAACGCCGGAAATTCTGCGGGTAATACGGGCGGCCAAGCAGTGGAAAATTCGGCCCAGTGAGCTGATTGACCTGAGCGAACCGTATGAAGCCTATTGCTTTGACACGGCCTGCTCTTACATAGCCGAGCAGCTGCAGCAGCGCAAGTTGCCAAAATTCCCAAGCGACACCCAAAAACAAGGCCGCACGACAAACGCCGCGATCATCGCGG